CCAGAATTTTTAGAAAAGTTAAACGAACAAGGTGTATTATATCCAACAATTACAGCTCGAACGATTAAAGAATTAAAAGAGAATGTGTCATTATTGCATTTAACCGTAAACACAGCACAAAATTTATGTATGCTGGACAAAAACAAAAACTTAGGAATAATCGAATTATCTAACTTATTTAATAACTAACATCATGATAAGATTTGAAATTACATACTGGACTGAAAAGAACGATGAAGCAACTGATTTAAGCATCATTTTAGAAGCTGAAACATTGCAGGAAGTATTACACAACTTTAAAATGCTGAACATTGTTCATAAGCGAATTGAAAGTATACACGAAAAGCCATATTATAGCTATACGTCTAACGAAATGGAACCAACAAAATGAAAATAACAGAAAGATTTGCTCAAGAATTATGTAAAGACGAAAACATTAGAGAGGCGTTCATTCGTGAGGGGTTGATTGAAAAACATCCAGCAATAAGAGTTCCAATACATATTATTGAAGAATTTAAAGACGACAAAGAATTAGGTAGTTTAGTTAGAATGATGGCTGAAAAATTTTAATTATGAAATACACAAAAGAACAAGCGGAAAGATTAAAGAAAAAAGGGATGAACGGTTATTCAAAACATAACCGCCCTTTAGTTGATGTAATTATCAAAGACGGATTTTATATAATCGAAAGTAAAATGAACTCATGAAACAAACTGATAAAATAACAAGACGTGAATACTTATGTGCGTTGGAATTAATTGATAAATACAACAATCAAAAAAAAGATAACATCGAAACAATTAAAAGAAGTTTTAATTCTGCAAGACCAAATGATTTAATGATATGCATTTTTAAAAATAAACAAAATGAAAAATGTTTAACTATAGGTAAAATTTATACAATTAATAAAGTTTATTACGATGGAGATTTTTTATATTATTATTGTTTTACAGACGATAACGGAAAGATGAAAATGCACATAGGAGATAAAGGATTTTTTAAATTAATTTAAATGAACACACAAAAAAAACTAGCTAAAATCTTTTGTTTAACAGATTTACTGATTACTGAATTAGACGGTAATTTAACAGAACAAGCTAACAAGGTTAAACGTAAAGCTCAAGAATTACAGAAGTTACTTGAACCAATTAACGAGAAATTCTATACTGGTGAGGGAGGTAAAACAACCTTATTTATAGAATTACAACAAAAATTTAATTATAATTTTGATAAAGTATACAAATGAAACAAATTAAATACTTTAACAGATACAGTAATACCGATTTACCCGATAATATGGGTAGATGGGCGAGAATAGGAGTTTATAATAACATCCGAGTTTCTTGGATAAATAGAGTTGAAACAAAAGATAAAGTAGTTTTTTGCGCAAGTTGTCATTTTCCTACTATGCAAAATGATACAGCAAATGAGCATAAAGTTTTTGAAACGTTTGAAGAAGCTAAAGATTTTGTTTCCGAAAGATGGAATTGGTTTTTAACTCAAATAAATTAAATTATGAAACAAACTAAACGCAAATCGCTTATTGAAAGCGTCATTCAAACAGTCTTAGGATTGTTGACATCGATAATGATACAATTGATTATTTACCCAATGATGGGCATTCCTGTAACATTCTCCCAAAACCTAATTATAACAGCGGTATTCTTTGCCGTGTCAATTGTAAGAGGGTATGCTGTGAGAAGAATATTTGAGAAAAGATGCTAACTATTACCAACGAGGATAATATGGCTTTAATGGCTCGTTATCCCGATAATTATTTTGATTTAGCAATAGTTGACCCGCCTTATGGTTTAGAGCGTTTTAAAAAGGGTGGTAGTGTTATAAATAAATATGGAAGCGAAAAAGGTAAATGGAATAATGAAAAACCAAAATTTGAATATTTTAACGAATTATTTAGAGTATCTAAAAAACAAATAATTTGGGGTGCTAATAATTTTGATTTACCAACAAGCGAATATTTTATTATTTGGCAAAAATCAAATGCAGAAGATTTTAGTTTCGCTATGTGTGAAATGGCGTGGACTAATTGCAAAGTAACTGCAAAAGTTTTTAAACATTACCATGTTCAAACAGACGATAAAAATAAAATACACCCAACCCAAAAACCTGCAGAACTTTATAAATGGTTAATTAATAAATACGCTAAACCAAACGACAAAATACTCGACACTCATTTAGGCTCAGGAAGTATTGCAATAGCTTGCCACGATTACGGATTTGATTTAACGGCTTGTGAATTAGATAAACAATACTTCGATAAAGCTATGCAACGAATAAACAACCATGTATCACAACAAAAACTATTCTAAATGACCACAACAGATCAAATAACAGCAACCGCAACGTATCAGCAACTGATAAAAAAAACGCCGTTCCTAGCAAAGATTTTACTATCAAAACCTAGTCGAGATAGCATCGACCGGATGGTGTATCAATTGCAGAAACTAGGCATGGATTACCTAGACGATAAAAATTTATCTGAGAGAGAAGTAAAAATAGCTAAAGAGATATGCGAACAGAAAAACTAGCCAACGAAATTATAAAACTATTTATAGATAACCAAATTCCAATAAATATTCAACTTGATGCGCTGAAATTAGCAAAGTTAAAAATTGAATTTTGCAAAGAAGCTGGAAAAGATATGAAACAAAATAGTTTAGAATTCAACCCCCGCCCCTAAAAAGGCGGTTTTTTATTTAGAATAAATATAAATAAAGAACTTTAATTGAATTAAATTAGTTTAATTGAATTATTGCTGTATATTTGTACTCAGATAACAACAACGAAAAATAAAGATTATGAAACTTACTCAAGAATTTTTAACAGAAAACAGAAACGAAATAATTGAAGTTGCACAATCTCAAATGAGAGCAAGCGGGTTCGAATATGTTTCTTTAAAAGAAGTCTTAGTAATGTTCAAGGAAGATTCTACAGATGATTATACTATTTCTGAAAATATGGAATGGTGTATCGACCAATTAAAAGCTAAAAACAATGCTTCTTTTTTAGTGGCATCTGAAAAAACACAAGCACAATCAAGAGCAAAACAATCTATAAATATTTAATCATGAAGACGTACACAAACATCGTAGTAATAAATGGAATTAATTTCACCAACGTAGTAAAAGCTAGTAGCTACAATGAGGCTTTAAAAATTCAAAAAGACCGTAAATATAAATCTAAAAACACGTTCAAAGGACGTTTAACATCATGAAAAACCCAAGGAACGCAGGTGTAAAGCCAAAGTACAAAGAGGGTGTATTGACTAAGGTCATTCACCCGTTAATCCCGATCGAAGCCGAAAAGGATGTTTTAGAAGCAATTGATAACGTAGTAAAAAAATATAAATCATGACAGACCTAGAGAATTTTCAAGCGTTGCAAATCGTAACGCTTCAAACAGAATTAAAAAAGCACAAAGATTTATTGATTGAAATACAAAATTCAATTGATGAAATGACAAAAGAAATTGAAGTTAACGAACCATTAATAATAACATTAAATTAATTATGAAAGTATCAAAGGAGTTTATTTTAGAAGCGCATAAAGATGCGTGTAGCACTTGGAAAAACAAAATAGAAAAAGAGTTTCCTGAGTTGTTTGTTGAGGAAAAAGCTAATGGATGGTATAAATTAAGACAGTCTTATGGATTTTGGTTTGGTTTTTATGAAGATAATCTTTTAAAATATACAATAACAGACGATGGTTTTTCTTTAATTCATAAAGAATGTGAATATGAAAATGAAGAAAAAGCCACCAAAGAAGAGGTAGAAACCGCATTAATTGCTGAGGCTAAGAAAAAAGGGTTTGAAGAAGGGGTGGAATTTATTGATAAAGATGGTGAAAAACAAATTTGCAAAAGTAAAATAAAGATATGTGATAGTACAAGAAAAAATAGTTTTGGTTTGCAGTTTGGAAATGGTAATGGTTTGATTTTCTACAACGGCATCTGGGCAACAATTATCGAAAAGCCGAAATTCACAAAAGAAGAAGCAGAGAAAAAATTTAATATAAAAATAGTATAGTTATGGGAGCAAGTAAAGATTTATTCTCTTTAATGAGAATGCAAGAAACAGAAATACAAGGATTTTTAGCAACAAAAAAAGAGATACAATTTTCAGCAAAAAAGTTTATTACGGATGTTTTAGACGCTGGTGAAACCGATAAATTCGAATTGTTAGCACAAGCAAAACGTATGCAAGAGGCTCTTGATATTATCAATACCGAACTTTTAAAAGTGATACCATTAGAAAACTTTGAGGCGTTCGGATTAAAAGGTACATTCCGAAGTGGTGGGGATACCGCTAACTACATGGAAGACGAGGTTTATTCCACTATTAAAAAAGATTTAGATGCTAGGACTGAACAACTAAAAATGGCGCTTAAACAAGACACATTCGATGCTTATGGTAATCAGGTTCCAAAAGTTTCTACAACTCCGAGAAAATCAAGTTTGGCTATCTCGTTTTAATTCAGTATATTTACACATCTTAAATAATTAAATATCTTATCTTATGAAACAAATTGCAACCGCCTTACTTAAGGCACAATCCGAAATGACTACACCGAAAAAAGGCAGTGTAAATCCTTTTTTTAAAAACAAGTACGCAGACTTAAACGACGTACTTTCTGCGGTAGTTCCTGCATTAAACAACAACGGAATAGTATTACTACAACCTTTAGTAAATATAGAAGGTAAAAACTACGTTAAAACAGTTTTAATGCACGAAAGCGGAGAAACATTTGAAAGCCTTGCAGAAATATTTTGTACAAAACAAAATGACGCACAAGCCTACGGTTCTGGAATTAGTTACGCGCGTCGTTATTCTGTTTCTTCAATATGTGGAATTGGAAGCGAGGACGACGACGCGCAAAAAGCGGTTCAAGTAGTTCAAACTGCACAACCAAAATTAACAGCTACAAAAGAAGTAATGGATAATGCAAAGATTGCAAAAGCCACTATTGCTCAAATCAAACAAAAATATTCAGTTAGTGCTGAATTAGAAAATTATTTTATAAATCTTTAAATCTTAAATTATGTCAGACAAAAAATCTTATTACGGTTCAATCGACTTTTCTAAATTATTAGAACAAGCAAAATCAGGAAACAAGGCTTTTACTAAAAATGAAAACGGTAAAATTTATTTAAACGTTCGTGTTTGGGTAAATGATGAATTGGATAAATTCGGAAATTGCGCCAGTTTTCAATCTAATTTTAAAGGCGCAACCAAAGAAGAGCGTTTCTATTTCGGTAACATGAAAGAAAGCGTTGCAGTCGAAGAAAAAGTAACTGAAAGCGATATCCCAAACGTTGACGATTTCGTTTTCTAAATGGAAGAAATCGAAGTTGTAAAATTCGATAAACTAACTAACATTCCAGTTGCTAAAAAGTTGATGAAACTAAGCGACTGGATTGCTTTTAAAAAACACACAAAAACGCATTACTACAAAGCTTATCAAATTGGATTTTGTCAAATAAAGATTGAAAAAAGTTTGTAGATTGAAATAAATTACTATATTTGCATAGTAGAGTGGAAGCTACAATAAAAAACATTATTAAACCCTTTTTAGGATAGCGACTTCCACCGCACCTAAAAGGGGTTTTCATTTTTTACAAACTTAACTTAAATTAAATTATCATGGAACACAAATTAACGCCTGAATTACAAATTTCAGAAAGTTCAAAAAACTTTATTTCTGTATTTGAAATAAACGATGGAACTTGTACATTATGTATTACTAGGCAACCTTTTAATGACGAATTAGAACAAATAGTTTTGTGTTCTAGTCTTAATCAAAAAGAATTACATTCTTTTATTGGTACATTATTACATGTTCAACAAAAAATAAAAGGAGGTAAGTAATGGCTGAAAATAAAAAATCATTTTTAATTTATTGCGACCTTATTCATACTATTAAAAAAATGAAAAAAGAGGACGCAGGAGAGTTGTTTTTACATCTTTTACAATATACTAACGACTTAAACCCTATTACAGATAACATTGTTGTGGAGCTTGTTTTTGAACCAATTAAACAACAACTTAAAAGGGATTTAAAAACCTATGAAAAAACTATTGAAGATAAAAGTGCTAGTGGTAAATTAGGTAATTTAAAAAGATGGAACAACGATTTATATTTGCAAGTTATAGCAAAAGAAATAACCATTATAGAAGCTGAGAATATCGCAAAGCATCGCAAAACATCGCACACCGATAGCAACCTATCGCAACCCATCGCAAACATCGCTGTTACAGATAATGATAATGTTACAGATAATGATAATGTTACAGATATAAAAATAAAAGATATACCGGCTTTGCCTCTTTTTAATTTTTACCAATCTTTAATTAACTTAGGGTATAAAAAAGAATTAGTTTCAGATTGGATTAGGGTAAGAAAAAATAAAAAAGCTACAAATACTGAAACTGCTTTTAAAAAGTTTATTACTCAAGTTGAAAAAAGCGGATATACTGGCGATGAAGTTTTAGAAAAATGCATTGAAAAAAGTTGGAGCGGATTTGATAGTGAATGGTTTTCTAAAAGCAAAAATAAAGTTTCAAATTCATTAGATTATTATTTAGATAAAGACGGTTATAAAATACAAAAAGGCGTAATATGAAAAACATTCAACAATGGGCGCTTATTGAAACAAATAAGACATCCGGAACCGCAAAAATAAAATGCCCTATTTGTACTGATACTAGGAAAAATAAAAACGATAAATCTCTAATGGTTTGGTTTAACAACGGAACAGCAAAATGTTTTAACGATGGATGCAATGCTTTATTTTTTAAAGATAGTATTGTAAAATCGGTTTTAAGCAGTAGTTACACGTTGCCGTCTCAGGAATGGAAAAACTATACTACACTTTCTGATAGTATGGTTAAATATTGCGAAGAGCGCAAAATAAACCAGTACACATTAAAAGCGTTTGATATTACCGAAGAAAAATATTATCAGCCGGCATTAAACAAAGAAGTAAATAATATTGTTTTTAATTATTTTGAAGGCGATGTTTTAGTAAATAAAAAATACCGTTCTGGAAACAAAAAGTTTACACAATCAAAAAACGGAAAGCCAATTTTTTACAATATTAATTCTATTATTGGCGAAGATGAGGTTTACATCGTAGAGGGTGAATTTGATGTTTTAGCTTTTTTTGAAGCCGGAATAAAAAATGTTATTTCAATTCCAAACGGTGCAAACGATAATGATAATTATTGGTTAAATTCTGAAAAGTATATCAAAGATGTTAAGAAGTTTTTTATAGCTACTGACAATGACGAAAGCGGTAATAATGTAGCGGAAAAGATAGCACAAAGATTAGGGCGTTATAGATGCGAACGAATTTTATTTGCCGGAAAAGATGCAAATGATGATTTGAAATCAGGTGTTTTAGAAACTTCAATTTATAATAGAAAAAAGTATCCAGTTTCAGGAGTTTTCACAACAGAGGATTTACTCGAGAAATTAGTAGAGTTGCACGATGCCGGATTACCAAACTGTATAGAAATTAAAAATAGAACTTTAAGGCGCTTAAATGACATTTTTAAATTAATGTATGGTCACCTTTGCATTGGCACCGGAATACCGTCGCACGGAAAATCAAATTTTACTGAATGGTTAGTTTTAAACTATCTTTTAGAAAACGATTGTAAAGCTAGTTTTTTCAGTCCAGAACACCAACCGTTAGAATTACACATGAGTACGTTTATTCAAAAGGTTATAGGTAAGAATTTCTTTTTTGAAATTGAAGGAACGCCAAAAGTTACTAAATTAGAAATAATGCAATTTCATAATTGGGCAAATCAAAAATTATATTTAACAAGTCCGGACGTTGGAGAGTTCGCTACATGGGATTGGGTATTAGATAAATTTAGAGAACAAATTTATTCCTTTGGTATTAATATTTTCGTTGTTGATGCATGGAATAAAGTAGAGTTTACCGGAAACAAAACCGAAAGGGAAAACATAACAAAAACATTATCTAGGTTAACGCAATTTGCACAGCAAAATAATGTTTTAATTATTGTGATTGCACACCCTACTAAAATGAAAAAACTAGATAATGGCAATTATGATAAACCAACTTTATACGATGTTTCCGGAAGTGCTGATTTTAGAAATCAAACACATGACGGGTTTTGTATTTTCAGGGAGTTTGGAGACGAACCAAAAACAACTTTTACAAATCTAAAAACTAAATTTACTTTTCAGGGCGAAATTGGTTCAATAGCTGAATTTGAATATCACAAACCGTCCGGACGTTATTATGAAATAGGAACAGAGGCACAGTGCGAAAATCTTTTAGACAAAGAAAAAAAAGAAACTGAATTTAAAGAAGAAATCGAACCGGTTAAATTAATTTCGCTTGAAGAAGTAAAAGGAGTTTTTGAAGATATACCATACAACGAAGAAGATGAAATACCTTTTTAGCCAAACGCATAACTTACTATTAAATCGACATGATAGGATAGTACAAAAGTTTATTGACGGTGTAATAAGCTATCAGGACTTTGAAAACTACGAAAAGAAATATTTAAAAATAAAAGAATTATTTACAATTAATTTAAACTAACATGAAAACAACAAAACAAAAACAAGTGCTTACACATTTATTTGAACACGGTAAAATCAACACTTGGGAAGCGATACAACTGTATGGCGCCACTAGACTAAGTCACATTATTTATATGCTACGTGGAGAGGGCTTTGTAATTAATTCAGAGCCTAGAAGTAAGAAAGATAGAAACGGCAACAATTGCAATTTCTGCGATTATGTGCTTATTAATGATGAAACTTTATTAACTTAGCACTATGAAAATATTAGTAGTAAAAACAATAAACGGCTTTTTAAAACCAGCATACGGAAGCGATAGCGATACATTCGCAAAGATGCCGATAAATGAAACTTTTGAAATTGAGTACAAGAAAAAAAGAAATCCCATGTTTCATAGAAAGTACTTTGCTTTGCTTAACTTGGCGTTTCAAAATCAAAGCGATTACCGAACGCTTGAGGATATGAGGCATGATATAATTGTGACTGCTGGTTTTTATGATGAAATAGTAAATCTTATTACGGGTGAAGTTTACAAAAAAGCTAATTCAATTTCTTTTGACAGCATGGACAATATAACTTTTAACGAGGTTTACGAAAAAACAAAAGATGTAATTACTCAGTGGCTTGGAATATCTAACGAGGCGATTGTTGAAGAAATAGAACAATATTATTAATTATGAAATGTAAACACTGTAAAGAAACTTTCACGGTTAAATACTTCCTTCAAAAATATTGCATGGAAAAAGACGAATGTATAAAAGCATTCTCAAACGGGGTAAAAGAAAAAAAGGAACTGCAAAATGCAAAGGCAAAAAAGCAAATGGATCATGCCTTAAAAATAGATAACGACGAAAAGAAACTCAAAGCGTCAAAGATTAACACCAAAACACAAGTACATGCATTTGTGCGCAATCGGGATAAAGGAAAGCCTTGCATTAGTTGCGGTGTTACATGGAATGATAATTTTCAAGCTGGTCACCATTACAAGTCAGAAACCTTTGAAACGCTAAAATACAACGTAGATAATATACACGGTCAATGCCAAAGATGTAATTTATATTTAGAGGGTGCATTTGATAACTATGCTTTGAGCCTACCGAAAAGAATAGGACTTGAAAGATACAACGAACTTGTAAGACTAGCAGGAATTGATAAGCAACACGAAAAGGTTTGGAATTTAGAAAATTTAAAAGAGGTTCGAGATAGTTTGAAAACCCACCGCAAATAAATTACAAAAAGAAATAGATTATTATAATTTTGGTATTGTTTAAAGTAGTATATTTGTAGAATAAAATTTAATTATGGCAACATTTGAAAATATAGACGTTGGAACTATTGCGTTAATTCAACAAACAGAAACAGGTAGAATTTTACAAATAGGATTAACAGTTGCTCAAAGTAATATGTTACAATTCTTTTTAGCTAAATTATCACAAGAAAGCAAATTAATCCAAATGCCAGAAGAATATGATTTGGTATTAAAATCAAGTTTAAAACAAAATGTATAAAAAACTATTCATAACATCAGGGTTATCCAATACGCAAATAATAAAACGCATTGGATTTACACACACGCATAGAAAACAATACGAACAAGCTACGAAAATAGACTTTAGCAAGTTTGTATTGTTTGGGAAGAAATTAGACGTTACAGAGGCGCAAATGACGTCGATTGTAAATGAAGGGATATTGGAAATTATAAAAAATTATTAGGATGGAAATAATACATCAAATATTAATCGAGTCTGTAAGTGGAGGCTTTTGGAAGTTCGCAGGTTATTTTTTTATACTTTACATATTTATTGCGTTGCCAATTGCTATTATTTAACTTATTATAGAAACAATTAAAAAAGCGACGGATTAAATAAATTTAATTATCTTTGTGATTATGGAAATACTAAAAATATCAGAGGTTAAACTAAACCCAAACAATCCTAGACTTATCAAAGACGATAAGTTTAAAAAATTAGTTCAGAGTATTAAAGACTTTCCAGAAATGCTTTCAATACGTCCAATTGTAGTCAATCAAGATATGATTATATTAGGTGGTAACATGCGATATAAAGCTTGTAAAGAAGCTGGTTTAAAAGAAATACCAGTTATTATAACTAACTTAACTGAAGACCAACAAAGGGAGTTTTTAATAAAAGACAATACAAGCGGTGGCGAGTGGGATTGGGAAGTATTAGCTAATGAATGGGATAACGAGCAATTAGAAGCGTGGGGTTTGGATTTAGTCGGTTTTGATGCAAATGCAGAAGATTACGGAGAAGATTTTAGTTTAGCGGATGGAGATAAAGCACCATTTCAACAAATGACTTTTACATTAGCAGATGAACAAGCGGAGCAAATTAAAAACGCAATAGCTGATATTAAAGCAACAGAAGAATATAAATACTGTGAAACTTTAGGAAACGAAAACAGCAACGGAAACGCTTTATATTTAATCATAATGCAATGGGCAGAGCAAAGGAAATAATCGTAAAAGTAATACCAAGTAAAATTGCTAATGAGTTTGTAAAAAAGCACCACTATAGCGGTAAAGTAGTTCCAAATAGTAATTTGCACTTTGGTTGCTTTTTAGATGATAAATTACATGGAGTTATGCAATATGGTAGTCCTTTTATGAAAACAAAAGTTTTGCCTTTAGTTGAACCACAAAATTGGAACGGAATGTTAGAACTTAACAGAATGGCTTTTGATGATTATTTACCTAAGTATTCAGAAAGTAGATGTATTGCAATTAGTATTAAGTTGATTAAGAAAAATGCTCCACAAATAAAATGGCTTTTATCTTTTGCAGATGGTACTCAATGCGGAGATGGCACAATTTACAGAGCAAGTGGTTTTGTATTGACTTCGGTAAAAGAAAACAGTAGTATTATAAAACTTTCAAACGGAGATATTGTAGCTTCAATGACTTACACTAAAGGTAAAAATATATTAAGTCAAGGAGGTAGAGCGGGAATACCAAAAGATGCAGAAAAATTAAATGGTAATATGTTTAGGTATATTTACCTAATAGATAAAACTTGTAAAATAACAGTCCCTATTTTACCATTTAGCAAAATAGATGAAATGGGTGCAGGAATGTATAAAGGCGAAAAAATAACATTAGCAGAAAGAAAAGAATAATTATAAGCGTGGTTAGCATAGAAGCAATGCGTTTGGCATTCCAGCCAAAAGAAGGAGGGCAGTACTACTACCACGCTCAAAATATTAAGTAATGGCATACGATAGAGTTAAAATATTCGAACAAGCAAAGGAAGTGATAGTAAAACATAAACTCTTTTTTATAGAGGATATTGTTTCATTTTTGCCTTGTGCTAAACCTACTTTTTACGATTTTTTCCCTCCCGAAAGTAACGAACTGAACGAGCTAAAAGAATTGTTAGAAACAAATCGAGTATCTTTAAAAGTTTCAATGCGTTCTAAATGGTACACAAGTAACGCACCAGCATTACAAATGGCTTTGATGAAATTGATTGCAACCCCTGAGGAATTAAGAAAGTTGTCGATGCAATTTGTTGAAAGTGAAAACACTAATAATACTACAATAATAAATTTAGGCAATGGAACTCCTCCAAAAACAGAATGACGCTGTTTATTATTTAAAAGATAATACTACTAAAGAGGTACTTTATGGAGGCGCTGCAGGTGGAGGAAAATCAGCATTAGGAGTATTATGGTTAATTGAACAATCTCAAAACTATCCCGGCACACGTTGGTTGATGGGTAGGGCAAAGCTAAAAACATTAAAAGAAACAACCTTAAACACTTTCTTTGATTTAGCATCGCAATTAAAAATAACAGACCAATTTAATTTTAACGGTCAAAACGGTGTTATTTATTGGAAAAATGGGAGTGAAATACTTTTAAAAGATTTATATTCTTATCCAGCAGACCCAAACTTTGACAGCTTAGGATCACTTGAAATAACAGGGGCTTTTGTTGATGAGTGCAATCAAATAAGCTATAAAGCGTGGCAAATAGTTACTTCTAGGATAAGATATAAACTAAATGAATATAATCTTATTCCAAAGATATTAGGCAGTTGTAATCCTGCAAAGAATTGGACTTACTCAAAGTTTTATATTCCTAACTCAAATGGAACTATTGGAAACACTAAAAAGTTTATTCAATCATTACCAACTGACAATCCCAATTTACCAAAATCATATTTAGAAAGTTTATTAGCACTTGATGAAAATAGTAAACAAAGGCTTTATTATGGGAATTGGGAATATGATAATGATCCAAGTAAACTTATTGACTACGATAAAATAAATAACTGTTTTACAAATGAATTTATTGAAGATGGAGAAATGTATATTAGTGCCGATATTGCTCGATATGGTAGTGATAAGATGGTTATTTGTGTTTGGAGCGGATTTAGAGTTGTAGAGATATTCTCTTTGGCTAAAAGTTCAGTTACTGAAACAGCGGAGGCAATACGCGGATTAGCTACAAAATGGAAAGTGCCAAATAGCAATATCATTGCGGATGAGGATGGCGTAGGTGGTGGAGTGATTGATATTCTTAAATGCAAAGGTTTTGTAAATAATTCACGTGCATTAAAAGAAGAAAATGTTATAGTTGAGTATCAAAATCTTAAAACGCAATGCTATTATAAATTGGCTGATAAAATACAAAACAACGGTATTTATATTTATTGCTCGGATGGAACGGTGCAAGACGACATAATAAAAGAATTAGAACAAGTCAAAAGAGACAAGATTGATAATGATGGAAAACTAAGAATGGTACCTAAAGAAAAGGTAAAAGAATTTATAGGAAGGTCACCAGATTATTCAGATGCTTTAGCTTTTAGAATGTATTTTGAATTGTCTCCTAAGTTTTTTACATTCTAATTTATAATTATTATAAATAAAAACTATATCTTTGAAAACAAATATTATACAATAATGGCAAAAAGTAGACTTTCTTTAGCTTGGGATATGCTTACAAATCCTAATAAAAACCTTTTTAACGAAAGCATTTATAAAATGGTTGGAGGTTTGACAATGACTTATAACCGTGATTTAGAAACATTATTAGTTAAAGGTTATGGAGAAAATCCAGACGTTAACGCAATCGTAAATCAACAGGCTTCTAAGACTACAAGTGTGCCTTATTGCGTTAAGAAAATAGAAGATGAAGAGGCGTATAAAAAAATAAAATCCTTTCCAAATAACATCTCTTTTCAACAAAAGCAAATAATCAATAAGCTAAAAAGAAAAGCGTACGAAAGTGATACAGAAATGCCAATGCCTTTGTTAAGACCTAATGTCAATCAAAGTTGGAACGATATATTTTTCTTGTACAAACTTTATTTGAAGGTATGCGGTAATGTTTATCTTTATAAACAAACAGTTTTGGAAGGCGCGAACGCTGGTAAACCATTACAATTATATATACTTCCATCTCATTG